TCACTCTTTGGGTGGGGTGGGCCCGCCGGCAACTGCCGTTGCCGCAGAGTGCGATTATTGCCTCATCGGACAGCTTGGTGCGCCATGCCCAACGTTCGGTTAAGGCCGGGGTGGATAAGACGCTGCCGGCACATTTCTGGCAGCATTTGCCCGACCATATCCGCCAGCCGTTATCGGTATATTTTGAGGCGGCGGCCAACGCCGAAACCAACCCGTCCTTGCTCTACTTTTACGCAGACCCGACGGATGCGGATTATCTGTATAAGCTGGTGGTGCAGATGGATTATGACGGCTTCCGCCGCTCGAAAAATCCCACTACGGGCAAGCGTGAAAACCTGATTGTTAATGTGGTGGATACAGGAACGAGAATTAAAAGAACCGGCACGGATTGGTCTAAATATGTCCTGCTGCACGGGCAGAATTTGAAATAGGGTAATAAGGCGGTGGTAGGACTTGAACCTACATCATAACCTCGTGATACGAGCTTAACCTTTAGCCTTAGCCTTGCGGCATTACATTAGGAAACTCCCGCCTTATTATTGGATTACAGTATAGCATGATCGAAATCGAAATCAAGACGTTAGAGTTGCAGCAAAACATCAGCCGCGCAGCGCAGGGCTTGGAACAGCGCGGCAGCCTGATGCGCCTGATTGCCGGTAGGCTGCATCAGGCGGTGGATGAAAACTTTAACAGCCAAGGCCGCCCGGCTTGGGCGGGGCTGAAGCTGGGCAGCCAGCTCTCCCGTGCCGGGGCACTGACGAAACGCGGGCAGGTATCGCAGGCGCGGTTTGACAAGTATGTGCGCAATCACAAAATCCTGCAAAAAACCGGCCGCCTGCGCAACAGCATTACCGAGGCCAGCGATAACGACAGTGCGCGTGTGGGCACCAATGTGGCCTATGCCGCCATCCACAACTTCGGCGGGCAAACCGCCGCGCACATGATTTACCCGCGCCACAAAAAGGCGCTGGCATGGGCCACCGGGGCGTATCCGGTAAAAAGCGTGAAGCACCCCGGCAGCCGCATCCCGGCACGCCCGTTTATGCAGCTCACACCGCAAGACGAGCACGAGCTGGTGGAGACGGTGAGCGACTATTTGGCCTCCGTCTGCGGCCTACCGAAAGGCAGCTAAACGACACCCCGCCCAAAATCGCGCCAAACGGCGTTTAAACGGCTTGGGTATGGTTTGGTATATCCCCGCGCCCGACCCCCGCTAAAAAACGCGCTTTATAGCCTCTTTATAGCCATCGCACCGCAGCCGCCCCGTCGGCTGTTTCACCTGCGCCAAAACCAAGTGAGGCGCTTCAAAGATTTTTCCCCCGCTTCCGGCTGCACAATGTGGCCATGAACAAGCATACCTCTCACCCGTTTTTACTGGCTGCCTGTTCCGTCCCGGTGGACGGTACCGTGCAGCGCATCCAGCTTATTCCCGCCGGCGAGTTTCGCGCCAACGACGGCCGCCCGGTTGATGCGCCGTTTTGGCGTTTAAACCCGCAGCGTGCAGCCGTCTTGGTGGCCGAGCTCAACGCGCGGCCGGTGCGGCTGATGGTGGATTACGAACACCAAACCCTGTTTACCGCGCAAAACGGACAGCCCAACCCGGCATCGGGCTGGCTCTCCGGCTTTGAATGGGTCGACGGCAAGGGGCTGTATGCCGAGGTGCAGTGGACGGCCGCGGCAAAGCAGCGAATTGCCGGCGGCGAATACCGCTATATCTCGCCGGTGTTCCAGTACACGCCTGCGGGCGACATCCTTAGCCTGTTGCCGCCAGCGCTCACCAACACTCCGGCACTTGACCAACTCGACCCGGTGGCCTTGGCTGCCGCCTCCCGATTACTTAACACCCTCCAACCCTCTCAAAAGGACGAAGCAATGAACGAAGCACAAAAGCTGATGCTGTCGCTGCTTGGGCTGCCTGAAACCGCCAGCGAGGCGGAGCAACTGGCCGCGATGCAGCAAATCCAAAGCAGCACCGATGGCAAAAAGCTGGCCGAAGCCTTGGCCGCCGCCAAAGAGGCAGCCAAGCCGGAAAACAAACCGGCCGAGCCGAACCCGACCGCCGCTCCTGCCGCACCGGCAGGCCAGCCGGCCAATGACGAGACCGGCGCACCCAATACCGCTGCTGCCTCGCAACAGGTGCCGCTGTCGGCACTGCAAGGCTTGCAACAACAAGTGGCCGCCCTGAGCCAGCAACTGGCTGCGCACGAGGCGGAAAAAACCGCGCAACTGATTACCGCCGCCCTCTCCGACGGCCGACTGCTGCCGGCGCAAAAGGCATGGGCGGAAGGCTTGGGCAAAACCAACCCGCAGGCGCTGGCCGACTTTTTGGCCACGGCGCAGCCTTTGGCCGCCCTAAGCGCCACGCAGACCGGCGGCATCCCGCCTGCTGCCGCGGAAAAAGGCCTGACTGCCGACGAGGCAAAGGTGGCGGAGATGCTGGGCATCACTGCCGAAGACTATGCAAAACAAAAACAGGAGTAAGCAGCCATGATTATTACCCCGGACGTCCTTAAAGCCCTGATGACCGGCTTTCGCAAAAATTACCAAGACGGCTTGCAGATTGCCAAAAGCCAATACAAGGACATCGCCACCGTGGTGCCATCCAGCACCAAATCCAACACCTACGGCTGGCTCGGCCAATGGCCGGGCTTTAGGGAGTGGGTGGGCGACCGCGCCTTTAATGATATGGCAGCGCATAGCTACGCCATTGCCAACAAACACTTTGAGAGCTCGGTCAAAGTAAACCGCGACGACATCGAGGACGACAACATCGGTATTTACGCGCCGCTGTTTACCGAGATGGGCCGCGCCGCTGCCGCCTTCCCCGACCAGCAGGTGTTCGAGCTGCTCAAAAAAGGCAACGCCACCCTGTGCTACGACGGCCAAAACTTTTTTGACACGGATCACCCGGTATTTGAAAAAGTGGACGGCACCGGCAACAAAACCTTGGTTAAAAACCTGTTTACCGCTACCGGCGGCACGCAGGGCACACCGTGGTATCTGCTGGATACCAGCCGCGCACTGAAACCGCTGATTTACCAAGAGCGCAAGGCCATGCAGTTTACCGCCATGACCAAAGGCGATGACGAGGGCGTGTTTATGCGCAACGAGTACCGCTACGGTGCCGACTGCCGCTCCAACGTGGGTTTTGGCTTTTGGCAGATGGCCGCGATGTCTACCGAGGCATTGACCCCGGAAAACTTTGCCAAGGTGTATGACGCCATGATCAGCCAAAAAGGCGACGGCGGCCGCCCGCTCGACATCAAGCCGACCCTGTTGTTGGTACCGACCACGATGGGCGATTTGGCCAACAGCATCATCAAGCCCGACAAATACGAGAACGGCAAATACAACCCGCATCACAACAAAGTGCAGGTTATCGCTACCCCGTGGCTGTTGTAACCCCCTTTTTACGGCGGCTTTAACCGGTTTAAAGCCGTCGTTTTGGAGTAAATAAAATGGCAAAAAACAACCCTGAAGAAGAGGCAGTGCAAAAGTCACTGCAAGATACGCCGGACAATCCGCCAGAGCAGCAGCAAGAAGCGCAAGGCGGCCAAACCGAGCAGCAGCCGGAGGTGCAGGACAACCTGCCCGAAAACCAGCTGGAACAGCAGCAAAACCACCCCAACACCGCGCCAAACGAAGCCGAAACCGAAAAAGCCCTTGCCGAGCAGCCCAACCCGCCTGCACAGCCGGTATTGGTGCCGGTGGCCAGCGGCGAAGCCCCGGTTGAGGGTGCGGAGATGGTGGCCGTTAAAACCCACAACGCTACGCGGTTTTACCGCTGCGGTCTCGAATTTACCCGCGAAATCAGAATCGTGGAACGCAGCACAATGGACGAGGCCGATTGGCAGCGTTTATTGGCCGAGCCGAATTTGACGGTACAGGGCGTGGTGTTGATGACGCCCGAGGCCGCCTACGACGAGGACGTGCCGCAATGATTAGCTATGCCACGCTCGACGAACTGTGCCTGCGCTACGGCGACAACACCGTGTTGCAGCTCACCGACTTAGAGCGGCGCGGCCAAATCAATGCCGACATTGCACAGCAGGCGCTATTGGACGCCACCGCCGAAATCGACGGCTACCTGAATCGCTACACGCGGCCGTTTCCGCAGATTCCGCGGCTCTTGACGGTGTACTGCTGCGACATTGCCATCTACCGCTTGGCTACCGGTATGCGCCAAGGCAACGATGATATGGACACCCGCTACAAAAACGCCATCGACTACC